AGCTATAGATAAGAAATCTTCTCTTGTTGGTATTTGTGGTATATCTTCTAACCTAGCAAGACCGCTTATATCAGGAATATTAATACTACCTCTTATATCTTCCATAAGTTCTTTTCTTAATGCTTCTCTATCAATAGAAAAGTCTCTTCCTGTAGGAACTTCTGGTATTAATGTTGGGATATCTTCTCTTCTTATAAATTGTGATAAATCTGGTTGTTCAAAAGTTGGCATACTTTCTGCAATTCGTTCTTGTACTATTCTATCTATAGCATCTTGATCTATACCACCACTAAATAGTTTGCCTATGTTCATTAAGTTTTCTAAAGATGAAGTATCTCTTCTGCCACCAAATATATCTCTAAGCGGAGGCATCTTCATATCTCTATCAACTGGTATATTCACACCACCAATACCTGTGCCAAAATATGTTGGATCGTCAGGAGTTTCATAAGTTATTGCTGGCGGTGTAAGTTTTTCTACATCTCTAGGTATATTTAATTGTTCTTGTGTATAACCCATGGGTTGTTCTGGAGAATAACTTACGCCTGGTGCAATGACTTGTGACATTGGTATGCCACCTGCTATAGAACGTGCATAGTCGAAACCAGAACGATATGTAGGATCTGACATTGGTATTGTATAACTACCAAAATCATCTGGACCTAATACAGGGCCTTGTTGTTGTTGAGCTAGATTAGCTAAATTTTGTAAATAGTTAATGTTAGGAGTGCCTGTTAAATTCATGCCCATTCCAGCAACTGGAGTTTCTAAGGCTTGTGAACCTACTATATCTAATAAATCTTCTAGTCTTTGTGCCATATTAACCTGTAATTAACTTGTCCATCTTTGCGTCTAGTTTGTCTAAACGATCTATAACTCTATCTATGCTGATTGCAAATTCTTCTTTAGTAACATAGTTTCTTGCTACTTCTTCACGAGTCTTATTGAGTAGTATATCAACTCTTTTTAATTCTGTCGCGTTTGTTCTAATGCCATGTATGATAGGTGCAATTACCAAAGTAATAATAATGTTCCAATACATTAATGGGTCCATTAGTAACTCCAGATATGCGGTCTTGGTCGACCTTGTGAGTCTTTAGATATATCTAAGTGTATAAACCTAGCACCGCCTTTTTGATTTACACCAATACCAGTAAACCCATAGTCTCTAGCTTTAGATATAATTTCTAATGCTTGTTTACCTCGTACACCTATGTCAGCTGCTAAACCTAGTGCGTGTGTACCTGGTTTTGATTTTTTTATTTCTACAGGATGGTCAGCACATCTAAAACCACTTGTTATCTTAAATGGAAAACCACAGTCAGTTCTAAGTGCTTGTAGTTTGTCTATAAGCTCATGTTCTATTTTGTTTTCACCACAATGCTTACAAGCAAATTCTTCTAGTTTAAAATTATCCCAACTCATTTTCTTGCTATTCCTTTAGTTTTTTCAAAAGTTCTAAGTCCGCCAAGTCCTAACATACCCATTAATACAGTCATTAACGATCCCATGTCAAAGGATGGTAATACAAAAGATATTCCAAATGCTGAGAGTGAGAAGATGATAATAGGCTGCAACAAAAAGTGATAAAGCATAGCAACGCCACAAGTCCAACCCACAAACGGCCTCCATCCGCTAACAAATATAGATTTATGGCCAGCTTCAATTTTATTAATTTCAATCTGAGCCATATTCGCTTTATGAAGTTCGGTTTTAAGTTCATGGTTTAGTTTTGCTTGTAAGTCCTTATCAGGTACTAGCTTATTAACTATGTCGCTTACTGGACCTATAAGTTTGTCAATCATTTTTTAGTTTTCTTTACTTTTTTCTTTTTAGGTGGTCTACCTACTTTGCTTCCGTATGTTCCTTTTCCTCTTGGCATAATCTTTCCTCATCTATTGTATATATCGATAGTTTTTGGCTTTTGCCTTTTACACTTATCGGTTTTAATAATTTTAACTTAAATTTACAATTTATGGCAGTAGAATAACCAATCAATATATCTTTTCCTACTTCTTTGGTTGCAGATTCTAGTCTTGCTGCTGTATTTACGCAGTCTCCGATAGCAGAATAATCAAATCTTGTATCGCTTCCCATATTACCAATAACAGCTACGCCAGTATTTATACCTATACCTATATCAATGCCTAAGTCTGCTTTCTTCATGTTTTCTTTTATTTCTATAGCCGCTTCTACAGCTTTGCTTCTATGATTGTCTAAATTTATTGGTGCATTGAATATAGCCATCATTGCATCACCGATATATTTATCTACCATGCCACCATGTTTTTGTACTGCATCTGATTGTATGGTCAAAGCCTTGTTCATAATCTTGGTTACTTCTTCTGGTGCTAGTTTTTCTGACAAAGATGTAAAACCTCTAACATCTGTAAATAAAAATGTAGCTTCTTTTTTCTCACCACCAAGTTTTAGTAAGTCAGGATTATCTTGTAATCGTTTTATTTGTCTTGGATCTAAATAATGTTCAAACTGTTTTTTGATTTGTTGACGCAGTTTGTACTGCTTTTTGTAGTTTACATAGAAGGCAACAGTAGAAGTTATGATTTGTGAGATAAAAGTCCACGAAAAATCCAACAAAATGCCTTTCTGAACGCTTAAAACCCCTGAGAAGCCCGTGGTAAATAGCAAAATTACAGCTATACTTAGACCCTTAACTACACCGAGATAATTGATTGTGAGCCATGTCAGCGACACAAAAATTCCAAAAATCAAAATTTCGGCAGCTAATGACCAATCTGGAATCCTTGGTGAGTTTTCTATGAGTATTGACTCAGATAATGCAGCTTGAATTTTATGTGGCTCTAATAATCCAGCTGGTGTTGCAATTTGTGGCATGATTCCTGGAGCAGTAATACCAACAAATACAAATTTATTTGCAACATCTAATTCTTGTAAATTAGTTTGTGGTGTATTTACCCAACTAATCCATTTACGACCAAGACTGTCTGTTTTAATCGGTGGCAACCCTCTGACTGATATTTCTTGTATACCAATGTCATTGGTTGTAATGATGTAAGTTTTTGCACCTACTAAACTTTTTAATACCTCTGTACCAAAGGAACTAACATAACCGTCTGGTGTTCTAAGTAGTAAGGGTATACGTCTGACTAGATTATCAAGATCGGTGGGTGCAGCAGATATACCTTCTTGTATATAGTTTCTTCTGAGGTTGTGAGTATTCTGTACCACACCCTTTGCTAGCATACCACCAACATCAGGACCTTTGATTACCGTACCAACAGTTTTTGGGTATATTTGATTTGGGTATTCAAATGAAGCCAAAATAGATGTACCATTAGCAAGAGAGTCTGCAAAAAATTCATCACCGCCAAATCTATCTGGATGCGGAAAACCAACAACCCAACCCACACCTAACGCACCAGCATCTATAATCTGTTTATGTATTTCACCTAGTCTTTGTCTTGGTATTGGCCAACCACCCTCTGCATCTATATCTTCTTCGGTTATATTTAAAATAGTAAAGTAACCAGATGGTTGTTGTTTAAGCACAAGATAATCAAAGACTTTTAGTTTTAGTATTTCTGTAGGCGTGCTTTGGAATACTAAAGGTAATCCTAGTATTATAAGTATGGTGAATAGTAGTCGTTTCATTAATTACTTTGAGTGATTTTTATAGTGCTACCAGTACCACCGTTTATCTTTACAATATTTGATGTTCCGTCTTGTATAAAGATAACAGTATAACTACCAGCAGAATCTATATCTACTCTAGCAGCATCGCTGACACTACGCATAAGTGTTAATACTTCACCTGTCACAAAAGATGTTATCTGTGTTTGTAAGTCTTGACCTAGTTGTGTACCAACTATGTTTGTAGATGTAGCATCTTGTGCTAATTGATCCTCTTGTTTTATTTCTTGTAGTGCATCTATAACATCTAGTAAATCTTCTAAGAAGTTTACATCAAGATAATTTATATCTAACTCTGTAAACTCTAGTTCTTTGTCTGAATCTAAAAAATCTTCTTCTAGGTAATCTATGTCTAAGTCATTGAAATCTAGTATGTTTTTCTTTTGTGTTTGTGTAGTTTCTTCTATAACCACCTCTTCTTTTGGTGGATTGACAATAAGCATATTGTCTATAAGGTCTAGGGTTAGGTCTAAGATTACAGGCGGCGTAGGTGACTTTTCAAATACATCTACTGTTGTAGCTTCGTAGGGTTTGTTAAGTGTTACTGTACCCATGGCTGTAGTAACAACTATCTCACCACTAGAATTACCAAACTTATCTGGAAGAAGTATTAGCAACGACCTACCTATTTCATCTACGGTTACAGTAAAATCTGTTCCTCTGATTGCTATGTTTGCAGTAGGAGTTTTAAGATCTATATTGTTTTTATCTATCTTATTTAGACCACCAGTAATAAACCTGGCTGTACCCAAACCAAAGGTAATGGCCATTTTAGATTTACTAGGGTTAGGGTCAAAGATATATTCGTCTATGGTAAGTTGCGAATGTTCGGTTAGTTTAACTTGTGAGTCGTCTAAAAACCTAATAGCCATACGGCCATCAGTTGTTATAGCTTCATCGTTTTGTTGGATGTTAAATGCTAGTTTAGCGTTATAAGACTTATCCCTAACAACACTAGCTTCGCCAGTTAATTCAGATATGTTGCCTACGTCAACAGCTTGTGCTTGTTCCGCCATCGTTCTGAACGACACAAATAGTACCGTTAGAACCAGTAGAGTTAATCTGTAACCAATCACTAGCAAGGGTTGACGACTGTATGATATTAAATGTTCTGCTGTTACCTGTTTGGTCAAGATAGAAATATCCACCTGCATATCCACTTCCTGTAAAGTTTACTGTATTACTATCCCCATCTACATCAACATAGTTAGTAGCACCATCATAGTTTATATCAAAATCAAATGTGTTGCTGTCGCCGTTAATTATCCAGTCTAAGTCGAGCGTGCCTGCAAGTGCAGATGTACCAACGTCTAATGTAAAGTCATTGGAGCTTCCAGTAACATCTACATTAAAATCAGAACTATCTATACCATAGGTATCTGTTGGGTCGCCTTGTATAGTAAAGGTATTACTATCTCCGTCAAACTCAAAAAAACCTGTGATGTTATCACCAAGAATATCACCCAAGAATTTATTAGTATTACCTATTTGGTTTATGTCTAATGTTAGGTTTAAACCATCTAAGTCCAATGCTGTAAGTGTGCCTGCAACAGAATTAAGTCCGCCAATAATGTTAGATGATCCTAATTGTTCTAAATCAATGTTTGCTGTAGAACCGCTTTGGTCAACGTATATTTCGTTATCAGCCGCGTATAGAGGCGACACAATCATCATCGCAATCAATAGTTTTAATTTCTTCATTTATATTCCAATATCCTCTGGTTGTTCCTTCCTTAATTGTTTGTAGCACAGCAGTTTCTATTGCTGTCTGTAGTGCTATATTGATTGACTCGTTCCTGACTAAACCGTTTTCTATTTCTACTAGTTCGGTACTGTCAGTAATGAAACGAAAAACATCTTGATCGATAGATGCACTTAATATTGTTTTAGTTACTAATACTTCTAGTAACACTCTACCTGTACTTACAGATACAGTTCGTAAAGATATAGTTACGGTGTCTTGCTTGTATTGCCTAGACATTCCAATGCCTAAGTATCTAGCACCAGCACCGCCAGACTTTACATTACTTTCGTATGATATCACGCCACCTTGCATTATCAAACCTGCGAATAATAAATCTGGAAGCTTCTGTTTGTCTTTGTTTTGTTGTCTAGCACTTCTTATAATTTGACGTTCTTTGGTTACGTTATCTAAACCAACGCGCTCAACTACATCGAAGAAACCATCTTTGTTACTACCTGCGTGTTTTAAGGCTCTTATAAGGTATGCGTCTGGTGCTTGAGTAACAGCAGATGAAAAAGTTGCATAAGAACTATTACTTCTTCTTTGTCCTGTTTGGTCTGTAAAACCACCTGTGTATATAGCGACAACTGGGTTTGTTTTATTTGCAGACTGTATGTTTGCAAGTTCAGGCACAAGCAATGTACCTATCTCAGGTTTTTCTATCTTTTGTATGGGTGGTAAGTTGTTTTCTAACGGATCTATTATTATTGCGCAGCTAGAAAGTAAAACTACCAATAGGAAGAGATATAGTTGTCGTATTACCATCTGAGTCTGTTATGTTTAAAGTTATGATACCGTCTACAACATTATACTCTATAGTATTACCTTCTAAACTTAAAACACCACTATCGTTTGGTGTTTCACCGAATAAGTTTTCTACAAGCTGTCGTGATAGTTGTGCGTAGATTCTTGACTCTAGGTTTCTAATAAATCTTGCAAGGGTGGTATTTTCTTTGTCTCTTTCTATTTCATCTTGTAAAGCTTTTAGTTCTTGTTTAATTGTCATCTTACGATTGAACTGTTGGTTTTCTATAGTCAGATAGTGCGCAGAAGTGCCAACGCCAGAGAATGAAGGTGATTTAAATTTATGCACCATTTCGTCAGCTGCAAGGCTTTGTCCTACAATCATTAAAACCATGATTGCACCCATAAAGAAACACCATATAGCTACTCTAGTTTTAGCGGCTTCTTCTTGGTCTATCTGTTGTTTTGTCAATCCTCTTTTTTGGTAACTTGCCATTAGTCCTTCCTCTTATCTTTTCTCTCCGCCTTAGATATTTTATTAGTATCTATAAGTTGCGGAACGCCTAACATTGTTTTAATCATAGTATCTTGTCTAATGATTTCATTATCCAAAGATCTAACTCTATCTATTAATGCTACTAAAATACCATGCTGTGTGTCTAGTTTTGTGCCAAGACGTTCTTCCATGGCTGTGAGGGATGTATTGACTTTATCATCAACGGTATCAAGTTTAGTTTCCATACCATCAATGATTCTGTTGATTAGTTTCCAAACAAACATTCCCAAGCCAATTGCTGCGGCTATAGGAAATCCTAGTTCAGTAATTAGAACTACGACATCATTCATTTATTACTTCTTTTTCTTTTTTAGTTTTTTAAAATCAGCAGCAGTAATCTTTTTTCGTGGTTTAGCTACCGCAGCTAATTTCTTTTGTTTAGGTGAATATTTTTTATAAGGCATTACTTCTTCCTTTTCTTTGCAGTCTTGGCTGCTTTTTTAAAAGCTTTAGCTGTAGGTGCGCCTTTTGTTCCAGGCTTTCTCATTGTCTCGCCAGAACCTTTTTTGATTCTTTTTCTTTTGGCGTGAATATTTGCGTATAGTCCTCTTGGCATAATTATCTCCTTACCATTTTTTGCAAGACCAATATCTTGCTGTTAATTTACTTGGGGGGTTAGTGTCACATTTATGTCTTGCTCTAAATGACTTACGCCTTTTTGGCTGGTCTTTCTTGATTGTCATGTTGGGATCACCGAAACGAACGAGTCTTGTTTTATCACCTTGCTTTGCAAGTACAGCAAACTTTTTAGATTTGCCTGGTGTTCGTTTTGGTTTGTTATAACCGCTAAACCTTTCGCCTCTGTATGTAATCGCCATTATTTCTTCCTTGGCCTACCTCTTTTTTTAACAACTGGTGGGGGTGACATAAGACCATCAAACCAGTTTAAAAACTTGTGCATAGTTTCTTTTAACCATACCCAAAACTTTCTTATGTATTTCATTAGTGTACCGTCCTTTCTTCATAATAAATTATTTCAGAATCTGTTTTTACTTCGCCACCTGACATAATCGACATAATCTGTAGTGCATGATTTTTATTCTTTGCTCTTATTTCTTTACCTACATAAACCATGTCATCAATTATCACTTCAATATCATATATTTTGTTGTGGCACATTGTTTGTAAATAATCCTTGAGCTTGAGCTTTTGCATTTTGTCTTATTCCTTCTCTATCTCTTTCCATAACTGCATTTATTTCTGCAATATTAATCTGTGCGCCATACTTAGCTTGTAACTCTAAAGCTTTAACTCTAAGTTGTGCTTCTTCGATATCTCTTTGTCTATCATCATCCATGATAATTTTCATTCTATCGGTTTCTGCATCAATGATAGCTTTTTGTGCTTGTACCTGTGCTTTCTGAGCTTCAGCTTGTGCTAGTAAAGCAGCTGGGTCTGGCTGTGGTGGCTCTTGTGGTTGCGGTGGCATAGGCGGAACTTCTGTATTTATGAACGATTGTGCGTCTTGGAAGCCAGCTAACTCGATCATTCTTGTCAAAGTGTTTGCATATTGTTGCATTGATACTAGAGGATTCTGTGGCCCTAGTGTTTGCATAATTTGTTCTTGTTTACCTGCTAATTGTGTTAAAACTTGGAATTTTTCCTCGTCAGATGACTTAGATATAGCTACATTTACCACCATATCTTTGTCTGAATCCCAATATCTTGGGTCTACAGGTATAAATTTACCGTTTAATCTAAAGACATCTTGTGCATTTTGGTGCTTAATTACCAAGTTATTTACTGTTTTAAACATGGCTTTTAGGCCACCTTCAGCAAAATGTCTGCATATTAGTTCTACTCTACCTTGCGCACCGCTCATAGTAGCAGTTACAGCTGCGGAAGTTGTAGATTGTAGTGCTTCTGCGTTTAATCCTGCGCTTGCTTTAGATACGCCAGTTCTGTTTTCTTTTGCTTCGTCTAAATATCCTAGAACTGGGAAAGCTTCTTTACCAACAAAAGGTACAGCAAATGGTTGTACCATTCCTGGCGCTCTCATTCTTATTGGTTGACCGATATCAGTATTTAATACGTCATCTACGTTTACTTGACCTTCAACAATACCCATTCTTGGGAAGATTGAATGACCTAGTGAATCTAGCGTATCACGCATAATTTGTGATTTAGCAGCCTGAATTGGTTTTAGATAATCAGCTGGACATGAACCTATTGCTGTATGCGGTTCAGGGTCAGGGCAGAACATACATATTGGTAATTCATCCCATGGTTCTACGTTTAAAACATGAAGTCCATCACCAGCAGTACATACTCTGATTCGTTCATCAATACCATCACCGTCAAAGTCGTAGTATAAATAATGTTCTACATAGTAAACATCTTTACCGCCAGCATCATTCCTATCTGGATATACCATGTTATCAAACGGATTTCTTGCTTCTTGCTCTTCGTAGCTTTCTGGGTCTAATGCACTACCGCCATAACCTGCATACTGTTCTATTTCTTCTTGATCGTAACCCATAGCAACTAAATC